TCATGATTATGTTGACTTCCTGTTTAATGATTTGGGATTGACAGAAGAGAAGCTGGTGGACATATTTAAAAACCATGTTCCATCAACACAGAATGACTGTGTGCTAATCTATGTGCAAGCAGGTGAGAGTGAATACTACAAGAAGTTCACACCAACAGAGATTAATGGCAGGACATACACAGCGATTGAGTTGACGACAGCGATTGGCTTGATATCAATGGTCGAACTATACCTTGAGGGCAAGCTTACAGTTGGTGGCTATTATAAACAAGAGCAAGTGAAGTTTGAAGATGTACTTGGAACAACTTACGGAAAGGTTTATCGCAATGACTAAGAGAAGATTTGAAGAGATAGGAAAGACCATTGGATCTTTGGTCGAGGAGAAGAACATAGCATATGGAGATAGCTTCGCAAGGTCACAAGAGATCATAAAGATACTCTATCCAGATGGAGTCAAGCCAGAACAATACACAGACATGCTGGCTATCACAAGAGTGATTGATAAACTGTTTCGTATTGCGACAAAGAAAGATGCCTTTGGCGAGAGTCCATGGAAAGATATTACTGGCTATGGTATACTTGGGATCGCCAACGATGAAAAGAACAGCAAACAATAGGCGATCGCCTGTTATCGTAAGTTATTGTTTTCATTGAACAAATTAATTTTCAGTGTAAGTGCCTGGTATCATTAGGCTTTCCCAAAAAACGATCGTTTTTATAGGTAGGGGTGCGCTTTATGCTTGTAATACACTACCAGTGTGGTATAATATACATAATTGAAGTTAACACCGAAGGAGCAATTGATGCAACACACCGGACACAAAATAGGCGACTTAGTTATTTGTGACTTTCCCACTGATTATGGTCAGGCAATGGCTCGAAACGACAAGGGCATTATTCTTGAGACTCGTGAAAGCCCTTATGGTAGCCTTGAACTGAAAGTTCATTGGGAAGGTGACAACGATATCCTGTGGATGAAATGTCCCAAGAATCTTAAAATTATTAGCAAGGGAGCGCAACAGTGAAAGCATTGAAGGTAGGCGATCTGGTAAAGACTCTTATTGGCGATATCGATGAGGGTGGAGTGACCGAGGCTGGTGAGTCTGGCTTGGTTACTGAGATCGAACTTATGTTTGGTTCTAAGAGCAAACTCTATTCTGTTAAATTTAACGATGGTCAGGTGATTCCCTACTATCGTTGTGACCTTGAGGTTCTGAGCAATGGGTAGACGTAGATGTGGATGGTGTTATGGCTGGGGACACAACCGAGCAACGTGTGAAGAGTATACCAAGCAGGTGAAAGAACAAGCTGATTGGGAAGTCGAAAACAACAAGGGTCGAGAGAGAGTCGGTACTTGGGATCGATATCACCAGAAAGAATACGCAAAGCGTATGAAGTCTGATACTCTTCTGGATGGAACCAAGCTCGACAAGCCTATTAGTTCACGCCGTAAAAGCACTCGGACCTGTAGCTACTGTGGCCATTCAGGTCACAACCGTCGTAAGTGTGAAGACTATGCGAAACACTCCGAGAAGGTTATTAAACTGACTTCTGACTATCGCAAAGCGATTAAGAAACAGATGAAAGACTCTGGTTGGGGAGTCGGTGCGCTTGTTCAGGAGCTTTACAGGGGCGAGGTTAATGAAAACTGTAGCACATACATGATCGTTGACATGGACTTGGATACTGCATCCATGTTAAGCATGGAGTGTTACTCCAACAGACAACCAATTGTCAAGATGATCAATATCAATCCAAACCCAAAATATAGTTGGGACAAGGAGAAAGAAATGAATCTTCCTCCTCTGGCTCCAGAAAACTTTCCCAAGTCTGTTGATCGGTACTCGGAATATTTAACGAGTCGTCTGGTTGAGATCCATAAACGGTTCCCACAGGACTATGAGCTTATTTCGGGTGTTGAAGATGGTATTGTCTATCCCAAAGGATGGACCGGACTCGCTTCAAGTGCCGCTGCGACTGGCCTTGAGAAGAGCCTGAAAGAAGCCACTGCACCAAACTTCTATGAGAACCAGCGCAGGTCGAAGGAATCGGACTGGTAGGTAATGATTTGAGGGGGGTAAATCCCCCCTATTTTCAACTACTTATAACAGAGGTTAAGTATATGATTTTATTGAGTATTATAAAAAGATCGTTTTCGATGAAAAAAAAGAACACCATGTCGCTTTATGGTTGCAATATACTGTCAGTATGGTATTATATACATAATTGAAGTTCACACCCTGAAGGAGTTTAAATGTCAGTTGATTTTAAAACATTCTGCGCCGTCGCACCGATGGTCGCTAAAGTTCGTAAACCCGTTCTGCTCCGTGGTCGCCACGGAATAGGTAAATCTGAGGTAGTCTATCAGACTGCTGATTCTCTTGAACTCCCTGTAGTGGAGCGTCGAGCCTCTCAAATGACCGAGGGTGACTTGGTTGGACTGCCTAAGACTGACGGTAACGTCACCTCTTTCTGCCCACCAGACTGGTTTAAACAAGCGTGTGATACGCCTGTTGTCCTGTTCTTGGATGAGGTGGATCGGGCAACCCCCGAAGTTCGACAAGGTATCTTTGAGCTTACCGATAGTCGTAAGCTTAATGGCCACAGCCTCCACCCCGATACTCTTGTGTTTGCTGCCGTCAACGGTGGAGAGCATGGAGAGCAGTATCAGGTTGGTGAGATGGACCCTGCCGAGTTGGATCGGTGGACTGTCTTTGACGTAGAGCCTACCGTAGAGGACTGGCTCGCATGGGGTGTGGATAGTGTGTGTGGTGTTGTCTGGAACTTCATTAACCAGAATCACAACCACCTTGAACACACAACCGACTTTGAGCCTAACAAGGTTTATCCTAGTCGTCGTTCTTGGGTGAGACTCGATGAATGTCTCTCCACTGCTCTTCTGCTGGAGGAGGATACTCGAAAGAATAATCTTTCGACCACCTTCGAACTCGCTTCGGCCTTCGTAGGGTTCGAGGCAGCGGTTGCCTTCCGAGACTTCGTTGAGAAGTATGAGTCACAGGTGACTGTGGAAGATATTATTGTCAAGGGTCAAATTAAAAAGACCAAAGACTTTTCTATCAACGACCATTGCGCTCTGGTAGAGAAGATGGAAGCTGAGAAGCTTTTTGACGAGGAGCTTCCTGCGAAGCAGATTAAGAACCTTGGTGCTTACTTCCTGACGCTGCCCTCTGAGGTCGCCATGAAGCTTTGGACTGTGTTGGGTGCTGGTGAGTTGAAGAACACCGTAGCACTCCACAAGTGTACCGTTGGTAAAAAGGCAGTGAGTGCCTATATCGTAACCCTCCTTACGGGTAAGACCGAGGGTGAAGATAAGAAGTAATCTAAGGGGGGCTGTGCTTCCTTTGGGAAACTTCAATTAGCAGTCCCCTGTGGTTGGGGGCTTGCCTGTTGGCGGGTCAGTCAGCGGCGAGTCCCCAGCCTCCATTCGAGAAGAAGAAAAGAAGATGGTAAAAAAATTTTGCCTTTAGGAGAAAGACATGATGGGAAGCAACGAAAAACTACCGACAGCAACGATGGACAAGAAGATTAAGACACTCCGCAAGCTTGGTATAAGTGAAGCAGGTATAAGAAACGTACAACGCCTTGCCGCTCTTCCACACTTCTTCGACTATGACGACCATGGCATATTAAACCGTCGCTCACCTGTTGATGGCACACCGATTGTTGCCTATGCTCCAGACCGTGAAGAGTACGACAGGCGAGCCAACGATAGAGAGTATCGTCTTGAGGTAGAAGAGAAGTATCAAAAGCTTGTCAAGCAAGTGAAGGCTAATCTCCATGTAGGCAAGAACCAGTGAGCCACAACCTCGCAAAAGTAATTATATGGCGCTGCTTAAGCTTCGCTGTCTCAAGCATGATAGCGTGGATATACTTGGGTGAGTTTGTAAGGTCGATGATTCTTTCACTTATCCTGGTAGTCGTCATGACTTCATTGCATTTTGTGTTTGAAGTTTTGTGGGAGAAGCATAATAAATTTCATTATTGGCACAGACGATAACTCAAAACAAAGCAAGGGAGAAGAGATATGTCAGCAGTAAAGATAGATGATGGGAACTTTGAAGCAGAGGTGATGCAATCCAGCAAGCCAGTGCTAGTAGACTTTCATGCACCTTGGTGTGGTCCTTGTCGTGTGATTGGTCCAGTGATAGATGAACTAGCGACGGAGTACGATGAGCGAGTGACAGTGGGCAAGGTGAACATAGATGAGAACCCAGAAGTCACACACCGTTGGAGCGTTCGTTCCATTCCAACCGTCATGATGTTTAAGAATGGTAAGATGATTGAAGTCATTAATGGGTTGGTTGGGAAAGACCGCCTCACCGACATGATTGATCGTGCGCTCGATAAGAAGGACAACAGATGAACGAGCAGTCGGGGGCAGTGGTGAACGGGGTATACACCGAAGAGAGAACTCCACAGAAAGAGATGTACTTCCAGGAGGGTACTCTCACATTCTCTGTGGCCAATGGAAGCATTGGACCTGCCACCTAAAAGAACCTCGACTGCTTTTGAATAGAATAAATGGTGCAACTGAGCTAGACAGGCACCCGTCGGAGAGGGCTATCCCACAAGATGGTGACGACGTTAAATAAACCCCCTCCCCACGAAAACACTTTGAAAGAGAGAACAAACAATGAACGAAGAAGACTATTGGCCATCGATTGAAGGGTGCTACATAGCCGACCCTTATCACAAGCAAGGCAACGGAGCCTTTCACAATTCCTCACTCCACCCCAAAGGCGCACCCGATCTTCAGACAGAAGACGAGCGAGATAAGAGAATAGATAAGGACTATCAGAAGTATATGAAAGTCCAGAAGAGGTTATTAGAAGAGAACCCCACCGACTATGACACCCCAACAAAGTTAAAAAGAAACATGCCCCTAACGAGAGAGAATTTTGTTAGCGTGAATGGTAGCAGATCTTTTTGGGGCGGTGGCATGTCTTCAGCAGCCAAAAGCTTTATTCAAAATGACCTACACTCTTTCGCCAACGAGATTTATGAAGAGGTCGCACAGGCAGATTGGTTCATTGACAAGTACGGTGTTCAATCACGACTCACATACCCACGGTCACGCCGGAGACTTCGCTATTCGTCCCACAGGAGGTTTAGTAGTACATATCGAGTTAAAACTATAAGAGGCTCCAACAATAGGAAACAGCAACAATATTCCTTTTATAATCCCCGTGGAGCAGCAGGGAACTACCACAATCCCCAAGGCCATAATCGTGACGACGAATCGATAGGGAAGTTGAAAAGCATCTTTGATGCATCGCTTGATAAGCTAGAGCCTATGAGTCCCAAAGATAAATCGAATATCGATTCGTTGGCATGGTCTAAGGTGGGTTATAGAGATTACGAGGGAGAATATCTTAATAGGAAAGAACACACACAGCCTTGCAAGAAACTATTGACGAGGGTCATAAAGAATAAGAAAGGTAAAGGGTAATGGAAGACAAGTACGCATCATGGTATAACGAACAAGGGGAGAGCTACTATACTACAGAAGGTAGAGACAAGAGAATAGACAAAGACCATGACGAATACATAGAAGGCTTTAGGAAGGTCTATGAAGAGAACCCATCGTACTATGAATCCCCAGAAGCATTTAGAAAGAACATGCCACTGACAAAAGAAAACTTCGTATGGATTAAAGGTGGAAAGGATAGCTGGGGGGAAGTGTCTCAAGACACTTGCACTGCGGAGGTGGCTGAGGGTATCGATGCTGCACTTGAGAAGATGGGTGGGTTTGGAAGAAGGTCTGCTTATGCTGGCTTGGGGTACACCAACAAGAGAGGCAGACTTATTAAAGAATCAAAGGTGGGATGGATTAAACGAATGGCAAGAGGCATCCTAAGCAAAGTAAACAAACGCATAAAGTAACGAATGGTGTAGGGTAAGGGTAGTAAAGACTGTATAATAAGAGGAGGTGGTCCCCCTCTAAAGAGGTGGTGGTAGAAAGTGGTTTATTGTGGGTGGTGGGGACGATAGGATAAGCTAAGAGGTAAGGATAGCTGGAGGATGGTTAGGTAGGTTGGAGGAGTGAGTCGGAATAGTGGCTGATCCTAACACACTAACTATCTCACTCGCAATACTTATCTCATATTTCCACGATCATTTATGATCATTTATGATCGTTTCACGATTCCCCATGTCGATTTCGCTTGTAATATCCTGCCAATGCGGTATAATGACTTAACACTTGAGGTAAAGGAACATCATGTCTAAGTTCGATTTGAACATACACACCGCCCGACTGCTTATGAACGAGCCATTCTTCGCTGCCCTCTCCCGCCGTATCGACAAGCGAGCATCCACCGCTATCCCCACCGCAGGTGTGAGGGTGAGCGAGAACGGCCACTTCGAACTCTCTTACAATCCCGAATTCTTCGCAAAGCTCTCCGACAAGGAGATGGCTGGCGTATTGAAGCACGAACTCTACCACCTTGTCTTCGAGCATGTTCTCGGATCTCGTCTTCTCGGCGCTACAGGTGACAACAAGATCACAAAGCTTTGGAACGTCGCAACCGACTTGGCAATCAATAGCCACCTCGAAGGCGAACTACCCGAAGGTTGCCTGTATGCTGGTAGTGCTGGTCAGGGAACTCAATTTGAAAAGTATGAGCGTGGACTCTCCGCTGAACAATACTTCGAAGCCCTCAAAGAAGACAAGCCTGAAGAGGATGAGCAAGGCGAGGGCGAGGGTGAAGGAACCCCAGATTCATTCGATGACCATAGCGGTTGGGGACAAGGTGATAACACTTCCCAAGAAATCGCAAAGCAACGCCTCAAAGAAGCTGTGAAGAAAGCAGCAACTGAAGCGTCCAAGTGCGGTAACTGGGGAAGTGTCTCCGGTGATTGCCGAAGAGAGATCCTTGATCGTATCACATCGAAGGTCGATTGGAAGAAAGTATTAAGATACTTCATTAAAACATCACAGCGGGCTAACAAGTCCAGCACTATTAAAAGGATTAATCGTCGTTATGCGTATATCCATCCTGGTAAGAAGATTACAAGAAGGGCTAGTATCGCCATTAGCATTGATCAATCTGGTTCTGTTGATGACGGTATGCTTGCAGCTTTCTTTGCTGAACTCAACAAGCTGGCAAAGCTGGCTGAGTTTACTGTTATTCCCTTTGATTCTGAAGTAGCCGAAGACCACGTATACATCTGGAAGAAAGGCGAGTCCCGCAAGTGGGAACGTGTCCGATATGGTGGAACTGATTTCGATCCGCCCACCAAATATGTTAACGATCGCAAGTTTGATGGTCATATTGTCCTCACGGACATGTGCGCCCCCAAGCCAATGCGTTCCAAGTGTCAGCGAATGTGGATGACCACCTCTTATTATGCTGAACACCCTTATTTCTCAACCAATGAGCGAGTGGTCGCCATTGAAGATTGATTGGAGTTCCTATGACTAACTTATTGTCCTTCGTTGAAGGTATCATCCTTGTATTCTTGCTGTCTGGCTTTGCCACCGTGGGGTATTTCTCTTACATGGCAAGCGCATCCGACTTCCGATTCCCTTGGGAAAAGGATATCGAGGATAAAGAGGAAGAAGAATAAAATGATTAAACTAAATTCAAACAAGATCATCTATATAGCATTCTTTGGTGCGCTCATGTATATGGCATATGTAGCAGCGACCCTGCATGACCTGCTTGTGATGCTGTTCATCTCCTTTGCCTTGCCAGCAATTGGTATGTCGATCTCTACTCTTCGCCAAAAGAAGGTAGAACATAAACGTCATGCTAATTATTATGTGAACGAGGGATGAGAACCCTATTGCATAAGGAGATGATGATGGACGAAGAGCTAGAACCACAGGATGATATGCCATTGAATGAAGATGAGCTAATAATGCTGGCATATTACTTTGAATACGCAACAGCGTGGACAAGGCAATCAACGTCATTGACAGGCAAGCCTGATACGATCAATATTAAAAGACTTAACTGATAAGAAACTATTCCGAGGGTCATAAATAAAAAGGTTATAACATGACAGAGTTAGACAAGATTATATTAGAACATCAGATAGACAGAGTAGTAGACAACAGCATCTCCATTCCCAGCTACACCTACAGAGGTGAAGAGTGGGGAGTAGAGAAGAACAAGGATGATAGCTGGCATAGACAGTTCACCTTAACAGAGATGGCAACCACAGTAGAGGATGCCATACACACAGCAAGAACCGAAGGCGCAACCTGTGCCGAAGTGTTTGAAGTAATAACAAAAGTAATAAGGCAAGTGTAGCAAATGGGTATAGGGGGTACTCCTACTCCCCCTACCCCCCGTCCCCCCTCGCCGGAATGTATGTCCCATGTATCGGAATGGCGGTGAACGTGCGCTAGGGACGTTTTCGATCACGCTGAAAAATTGGGAAATTAAAAAAAGGAAAGTTATGAAGTTAGTAAACAAACCAGAAATCAGTCAAGCCATAAGAAAGCTTAACAAGAACAAATCAATCAAACCAGCTTACTTTGACAAGTTGGCTTTGGCTCTTACAAGTGCAGAGAAAACACTGCATGAATTGGAAGAGGCTTTGAAAGGAAACATCCTTAAAGTAAAAGGACGGTATTCAAACGAGGATTGCGAGGCTTACAACTCCAAAGAGTATCGTAAAGAGTTTCAAGATTGGTTATGGGATGATGAAGATGAGCGACCAATGCCACCAGCTTTATTTGAGGAGATGTAAGAAATGATCGTTAAGGGTAGAGAAGTAAAAGTAGATATGCAACGAAGACACCTAGAACTAATCGCACAAGTGATCAGTGAGATAGGCGAGGACAGTGTGGACAAAGAAACCGTCGCTGTAATGTTCGCAGACAAGCTCCAGAGGGAGAGGGTCAACGCAAACTTTGACGTTCAACGATTTGTAACAGCATGTGTTAAGGAGCAGTCTTAAGATGCAAAAGTATTTATTAGAAGAAGGCTTTCACCATATGAGGGTGCCAGTGGAAAAGGCTTTGAAGGATTTGGCCAAAGAGGACTTGGACGGAGCAATCAGTCTAGCAAATAAAATTGCGAAGTCATGTGAGTCAACTTGGCATGGGGTTATGAATGGGACGTGGTGGGCGGATAAGCCGTATCCGTTGTTTCTAAACCTAGATGTGTTCTACGGGAGCTTGGATTTAAGCGAACAGGATATTAAAAGATTGAGGGAAGAAGGAAAACTTTTTGAACCAGTTGGTATAGAACACGGACACGTTTTTTGGGAGAAGAAATAACATGGCATATTCCAGTGAAGAAGAAAGATACAAGATACTAGACGACGTAGCGGAGATTCTTGCAGCGTGTGGTGATGAACCAATAACGAGGGAAGCACTAACCACACTGATAGCACAGAAGGTATTCCCAGTCAAGTATGGTTATCAGATTAATCGGAGAGACAGGTTCATCAGCAAGTGCTTGAGCAGCGAGGAGTAGAGATGGCATTGACCGACAAACAGATATTTGATGAATACACCAAGAATGGGAAGGATGTTGCTTGCACAGCCAAGGCATTGGGCTTGCCAAGCCATGGTGATGTTTACCATGCAGTTAAGAGGCACAAGCAAGCTTCGCTGCCTCCAATAGCAAAAAAACTTGGTATTACGCAGTTGCCAATGAGCTATAACTCCGCCACCCAGAAGATGGTAAATAATTATGGTCAATGGTATGGAGCAGATGAAGCAAAGAAAGAAGTATTCGAAAAGCTTTCCAAGGTGGTCAATGCTATAGGCGAGGGAGAGACAATCACCAGAGAGCAATTGGCGTCGGTGTTTGCAACAACGCTTGACATACCGTCAGAATATGTAAAGGACTTCTTAGAGGATTGCTTGGAGTTCTTGACGCACAAGCAGATAAAATAAAAAATAGCAATTAGACCCGTTGGCACATACTTACTACAGAGGGTAACATGTGTCAACGGTCTTTAAAAAAGAACAGGTAGAGTTTGCGATAGGCGACTTGATAAGATATTCATCAGCGATGCCGTTTCCCATGGCGCACCTTAAGGCGGGATTGGTTATTGAGAAAGTGGATATCCAGAAGTACCTACGAGATATTGAAGAGGATCCCAACGATCACATTGACAGAGGATTCATGGAAGAGTGGACATTCTATATTAGGTTAAGGGAAGCATTGATGATCCCCCCGACAAACAACGAGTACATTGAAGAACGAGAACGGATGCTGGATAGGGTATTGGACCCTGACGACCTTAGCACAGGATACTTATACAAGGTGTTGTGGAACAACGGGGTAGAGTACATCGAACACCCTGACGATATTATACTATACGAAGAGTTGCCCGAACAAGGCAAAATAATTTTACTTGAGGAGTTATAAAATTAAAAAGTATGTGGGAGTTATTCAAAGAGATAACAGTCGAGACATGGAAAGACTTTAAATATTATGCCAAGGCAGCATGGGCGAACTTGAAAGAACTATTGATAGTTTGCTCGTTGGCTTTCTTGGCTTACCTGGTAGTGAAGTCTACTAAGCTGTTTCGATAATTGAAGGGAGTGTGAATGATATATGCACAAGAGCCACCTGAGTCTTGTGTGCAATGTAGAAATGTTCCGACACGTTGAACCCCGTTCCGTAGCTTGTGAGACATAACCCGACGCCGTTCTTGGCAAGGGCTGGATTCACGGTGTTGATGGAGCGTACCTGAAAGGGGCGTGATTCGGCAAAGACAGGTAAGTGCTTTATGGCCTCGGGAATACTGAGTGTGTCGGCACAGGCAATACCAACACAAAATTGCTGCCCCTCAATTTCACTGACGAGGGGGGTTGTCGAAAGGCACGAATAAATTGACGGGTGAATGGTTTGGGATCCTATGCGAGGAATGATCCCCGTTCTACGTTGCACCTTAATATCCCCTTTCCTTTTTTTAATACTATTTATATGCGTAACCAATTATTACAAGGAGCGAGTTAATAACAATGAACATCACCAAAGGTAGACTAAAACAAATTATTCAAGAGGAACTGTCGAGGGTCAAGGAAGGGCCTGTAATCCAAGGACACGAGCCTGAAGAGCCTCCTATTATCACTGTCACTGAAGAAGAATTAATAGAAGCGAGACATGTTGCCTACCATCTTATTAAAGACTCTCTGGAGTCTGGTGCTGATGCTGGTTCGCTACTAGCGACCGTTGTGAAAGTTTATGGGGGGACTGGCCCCACTGCCACGACGGATAGTGTACCCTCACATATACTTGAGTTGTTTCCTGACGTTCCTAGCGGAGAATAGGTGTAGGCATATGTATGTCAATAATAATAAATTTTTTAGTACCCCGAATTTGACTGTTTTACCAATAAAATTTTTTCGTGAGTCATTTGAATCACTTAAAAGCAAAGGAGCCGCCCATGTGGTTTGTCTATATCCTCCGCTGCTCTGATGACTCCCTCTATACCGGAGTCACCACCAACCTCTCCCGCCGTGTCAACGAACACAACAATTCTAATAAGGGGGCAAAGTATACACGAACAAGACAACCAGTTCAACTGGTCTGGTCTGCCGAATGTGGCTCTCGTTCTGAAGCTATGAAAAGAGAAGCTTCAATCAAGAAACTCAATCGACCAAAGAAATTGCTTTTGGTCAATAATAAGATTTGACACTTGGGGTGTGATATGATAAAATTAAATGAAGATAGGAGATCTGGTTCGCATCAAACTTCCCCATGCCCGTGGATTGTATATCATTGTTGGGCGTGGTGATAATGTGGAACTGGAACAATTTTCGCAAGACCGATGCTGGAAGCTTCATGGCTTCTTTTATGAGGAACTTGGTATATTGGAAATGCTTGAGAAATGGCTGGAGGTCGTAAGTGAAGCAGAAGAAGATTGAATTGTATGAAGATGGTATTGGTGCTGTCGAATATGTTAGTCATATGGGTGATGACCTAACCATCGTTAATAGTGCAAGGGTTTCTTTCGGTGTCGAGAAAGATGAACTTGACGATAAGGATAAGAAGCTTATCAATTATCTTATCAAACACAAACACACTTCAACACTGGAACACTGCGCTGTTACTTTTCGTTTTACTGTTCCTTTGTTTATCCGCTCTCAACATCATCGGCATCGTACCTGGAGCTACAATGAAATCTCCAGACGCTATACCGAATTCGGACTTCAGTTCTATGAGCCAGAAGAGTTCCGGTCGCAACACGAATCAAACAGACAAGCAAGCACTGATGACATGGTTGACAATGGCGAAGCCTCCAAGCTTGTCAAGGACCACCACCAGAAATGTTTGGCGCTTTTCCAAACCCTGCTTGACACAGGCGTCTGTCGTGAACAGGCAAGAGGTGTCCTCCCCCAGAATCTTTATACCCAATATTATGGGACAGCGAATCTTGGAAACTTATTAAAGTTTGTTGACCTCCGAATTCACGAGGGCGCACAATGGGAAATCCAACAGGTGGCAAAAGCAATTCTCAAAATACTTGAAGAACTTTATCCAGTGACGGTGGCTTCGTATCAAAAGATTAGGGGAAGCCATTAATGGATGACGTACCTGACATAGGCGATATCGTTATCGCCTTACATGGTACTGCATATGGTTGGGGCAGGGTTGTTGCCGTTGATCCCGACAAAGAAACGATCGTTTTGGTGTCATGGGAGACGATCGGCTTAAAAAAGCATAGTAGGGCAAACCTGCAAGTTGTTGATATTACTACGGAATTATCCAAGGACTATATAGAATTTATCTACTATGGAAGTGGCCGATATCATTAAGCTTTTTCCACGATCTTTTTTGAAAAAAGATAACCTCAATGTTCTTTTATGGTTGACTTTTCCTGTGGTTATGGTATTATTTTACTATAGTAAGAAATTAAACAAGTGGCTGAAAGGTTCAGGTCGATGAACATAAAAGATTCTCTAAGTGCTGTACTGGCTTTGAATATCTTTGATGCACTAGCAACCCTTACGTGGGTGTCTATTGGTATCGCTAAAGAAGCGAACCCTTTGATGGACATGCTGATCGCCTACTCCCCTTCTCTCTTTCTTCTCGGAAAGATGATGCTTGTTTCAATAGGATGTTTAATATTGTGGAAAAACCGAGCAGCAAAAGTGACTCTCTCTGTGAGTCGAGCGCTCGTTGTTATCTACACCGTTCTTGCCCTGTATCACTTACAGGGATTTGTTACTATCTTTAAATTCTTAGGAGCATAAAATGAGAAGACGCAGAACCAAGGCATCGGATCGGATCGTTCGGGCGACTGCTGATCAACGAGCGGCATGGGCAAGGGAGCGTAAAGCTCTTGTTGGCAAAATTATCACGCAGAAAGACTTTGAGGGTGCTTTGATTATCGAACACATTCGAGGTTCACAATATCTCCTTCGCTTGACTTCAGGTGAAGAGGTGTTCGCAGCACACAAGAAGAGCAAAGACTCTTCAGACACCCAGCCGATCGTTTCTGGTGGTTGGAAACTTTGGGAGGAGCGACGATGAAGATTGGTGATCTCGTAAGAAGGAATGGCGCACAGGCTGGTGAAGAAGTGGGTATCATTGTTGCTATAGAAGCAAGTGAGACACACTGTCAGGTTTGTTGGTCTAACGGTGGGATTTTTTGGAACCCAGCATTCGGATTGGAAATTGTCAATGAAAGTTAATATTGGTGATCTCGTAAAAGTATTGATAAGCGAATGTGGGGAGGGCGAAATTCTTATCCCCGCTGGTGTTCATGGGTTGGTGATGGAAAAGATTGATCTTGGATATGAAACTGCCAACGGGGTTTACCTTATTAAACTTATGTCAAACGATGGTCAAGACCATTGTAGTTCTTATTACGCAAGCGACCTTGAGGTGATTAATGCAAGTCGGTGATTTAGTAAAATATAGAGGCATCACTGGTCTTGGTATTATAGTAGATACAGATCGTCATGGACACTTCTTTATTTGTTGGCATAATGGAATCTTTTTACATGCCCCTTTTGGTCTGGAGTTAATAAGTGCAAGTCGGTGATTTAGTAAAATTTAAAAACTGTCGTCAAGAAGGAAAAGTTGGAATCATCATATATGCCAACAAGAATCCTGCTCCAGAGTGTGTTCACTTTGTAGCGCATGACGGGAAGCAATTGTGGTTTACCACAAACCAGTTAGAGGTTATTAGTGCAAATCGGTGAAACAGTTTTACTCAGTCCCGCTGAAGGGGCGACGAATCGAACGAAGAACAGAATCCGTGAGAACGGACCTGCTTTCATTGTGCGCTCCAGCAACAAGCGAGTGGCGTTTGACAAAGGAACACAAGCTTGGATCCTCTTTGAGTCTGAAGCTAAACGTGCCAGCGATGGTAACGGTGGAAAAGAATCATGGTCCGGTTGGTTGCCATTGGAAGAGGTTGTAAATGAAAGTCGGTGATTTAGTAAAGACGCCAGATGAAGATTGCGATGGAGAAGTTCTAGGCTGTGGGATTGTTGTCGAGGCAGAAAATGAAAGGGAAGCGTATCACCAACATGTGCGTGTTCTCTGGCCAGCAGGGTATGGAACCCTTTGGCATTTAAGTCGAAACTTGGAGGTTGTAAATGAAAGTCGGTGATTTAGTAAAAACAAAAATGGGCCTCGAAGATCTCCCACATGGAGCAGTTGGAATTATTGTTAAAGAGAGAAATGATCTGAAGTGGACTGATGAGACTGGGTATGAGATCGAGTTTGGTTTTAAAAACCAATATGGCATGAGCCAGTATTTATTCCGAGCGAAGGAACTGGAGTTACTCAGTGAAGGTGGGTGATTTGGTAAAATACAAAGTCGATCCCGAAAGAGGAGTATTTATTATTTCTTCTGTGAATGGTGATTGGTGTCAACTTCTTGAAGAAGATATTCACACCCACACCGCTGTTGCATCGTTGGAGTTAGTTAGTGCAAGTTGAATGTAATATCAAGGTTGGAGATCTGGTTCGACGAGTAGAGTCGGATTGGCTTGCAATCGTCACACAGATTCTGGATACCACTTGGGCTGAGATGCCTAGTGATTATCGTATCGCTATTCGTTGGGTTGATACCAATGATGAAGATGCAATCTCAGCAAGTCTCCTGGAGGTCGTAAGTGAAAGTCGGTGATCTAGTAAAGACAACACGGTTCAGCGTTGGCGTTCCATATGGAGCGGTTGGATTGATTGTTGGCACCAAGGAACTTGCATGGACCGATAACGATCCATTCGTGGTTGACTTCTTAAAAGATACTGAATATGGCGAACGAGAATATATTGTTTTTCCAGAAGACTTGGAGGTGATCAGTGAAGGTGGGTGATTTA